AAGATGAGTGGCGATACCTTGCGCCCGACTCGCGGTAAGTTGCTAAAAGAAGGCTTGATTTACGATTCGGGCACAACTCGAAAGAACGAGAACGGAAACGATTGCATAGTTTGGGTTGTATCTACCATCTCACAGACAGGACTCTTCTAATGCCTCAGTACGAATACCGATGCCCTGCCGATCAATCCATGATTGAGATGTACCAATCGTTTGAAGATAGCTCTATACCTAACTGCCCGCAATGCGGTCAGCAGATGAGCAAGCAGTTCCAAGCAACGCCCGCAGTATTTCGCGGTACAGGTTGGGGAGGTCAGTAATGAATCCTGATGTGTGCTACGAACACGGCAACACTTGTGACGAAAAGGGTTGCCTCTGCTTGGTGCTGATGAAAGAAGATTGCGAGCAATGTTTGGAAGAAGCCAAATGATTCTTGGTTATCTTGGAATGGCAACGGGTATGTTCCTGATGTGGTTATGGCTTACACAAGGATCGCCGTCAAGCCGTAGGAACAAACCTCAAGAAGCGCGTTGCGTTCATTGCTCAAAGGTGTATTACACCGCAAGTAAGTATTTACGAATTCCTAACTATTGTGAGGATTGCAAATGATTATTGGACTATCTGGGTATGCCCAGTCCGGCAAAGACACGGTTGCCAACATCCTTGTTCAGCATCACGGTTACAAGCGCGTAGCGTTTGCCGACAAGATCAGAGAGTGCTTGTTTGCGCTTGACCCGATCATCGCGGTACGAGCTGAGTACCCGCTTCATCTTTCAGAATATTTTGATGACTTTGGTTGGGAAGCCGCTAAGAAGATTCCCGAGGTTCGCCGATTGCTTCAGGTGCTAGGTACTGAGATAGGCCGCAAGATCATTGACCCGCAGTTATGGATTGAGATGGCGCTTGGCAATGTTGAGGCTGGCGATAAAGTAGTAGTTACTGATGTTCGATTCCCAGATGAAGCGCAGGAAATCAAATGGATGTTCGGAGAAGTGTGGCGCATAAATCGCCAAGGAATCTACGCGGCTAACGAGCATAGTTCTGAGACCGCTATGGATGATTGGATCTTTGACCGCACGATAGACAACTCAGGTGATCTTCAGATGCTTGAAGAGCTAGTAGATGATCTAGTTCTATGAACGCCGAGTGGAATATAGGCCGGTGTAAATCATGCGGGGATTGGATCGTATTTGACCGCGCTTGCTCGGCTTGCTCTACAATAACCGCACGACCAAAGAAAGGGGATGCAGAAATGCAGACTACAATCAATGGAGGCACACGATGAGCGCACTAGGACAGGCGGCGATTGGTTCGCGCTGAGATTCAAGGCTCGATTCCTTCTAGTAGCGGCAATAGCCGTAGGACTCGCGCTCGCTAACCCGTCATACGCATTAGCTCCAAAGCAGATGTTGGTGCAACGAACACCGATGGCGGCAAAGCAATATGCCAAACTACAATTAAATAATTACGGGTGGGCAACTCAATGGGGTTGCTTGCAGACTCTTTGGCAGAATGAATCCAACTGGAGACCTGATGCTAAGAATCACACGCCCGTTAAAATGCTAATCAACGGTAGGTGGATCAAGTTCTATGCAGGAGGAATCCCGCAGAGGCTAGGTCTTAACCCGAGGGCAACTGTTGAAAAGCAAATCCAAGTAGGGCTGAACTATGTCCGGGATAGGTATGGTTCTCCCTGCAAGGCTTTACAGTTCTGGCATAGCCATTACTGGTACTAAAGTTCCTAGTGCCGTTCCACTAGGACAATAGGGCGGTTGAGCAGAGATCCCTCCAGTTCTCAGCTCCCGCCCTTTTTAATTACAATGGTGTAAGGTATCCCCATGACCACAATCGCGGCGATACAGTACGAAGATCGAGTGGTCATTGGCGCAGATAGCCAAGTCACATCAACTCGCAAATACTCACATCCTCGGATGGCAAAGATCACCGAGCGCGGTCAATACTTGATTGCCGGGGCAGGACTTAGTTCTGCTTGCGATATCGCACAACACATTTGGACTCCACCAACTCCAACGGCGGCAGACAAGAAAGACCTATATCACTTTATGATTGCCAAGGTAGTTCCATCTCTCAAGCAATGTTTTAAGGATAACGATTTCAAGTTAGAGGATGATAAAGATGAAGAAACCCGATTTGCCTTCCTCATCGCCATTGGTGGTGAAGTGTTTGATTTGGCTGACGATTTTGCCGTTAGCCTTGACGGTAGCGGTCATTACGCTATTGGATCGGGTTCTAGCCTCGCTCTTGGCGCGCTGGCACATGGCGCAACTCTTGAAGAGGCGCTCCAAGTAGCCGCCGATAAAGACCCTTATACCTCAGCGCCTTTCTATTTCAAGGAGCAGGTAAAGCGTGGATAAGAAAGTAGCGGAGGCAGTTCTTGAGCGAGCTAAGGGATACTGCGAGATGTGCGGTCTGCCCGGCGATGACTTTGCTTTGCACCATAGGCGCTTGCGCTCTCAAGGCGGATTAGATCAGGTCTGCAACCTCATCGCAGTCCACCACGCTTGCCACAATCTCGGCACAAACAGTATTCACAATCAACCTGCAAAGGCGAAAGTGAAAGGTTGGATCTGCCCATCGTGGGCTGACCCTGCCGAATATCCTTATCATCTGCCAGATGGTCGGATAGTACGATTATCAAATGAAGGCACTTACGAAAAGTTGGAGGCATAATGGCAACAATCACAGTTAGCGGAAATGTAGGAACAGATCCCGAGATCAAGTTCTATGACGGAAAGAACGGCTCATTTGGTGTTGCCCGCTTCTCTCTTGCCTATACACCGCGCGAAAAAGACAAGGCAGGTAATTGGGCAGATGGGATCACTACTTGGTTCTCTGTTTCAGTTGTTGGAAAGCAAGCAGAACTCGTTGCCGACTCCATCTCAAAGGGTCAGCGTGTTCAAGTTACTGGCGCATTTAAGCAATCCAACTACACCGCCAAAGACGGAACACAAAAGCAAGGACTAGAGATCAAGGCCGATAGCATCACTCTTGAACTTGTCGGCGCTAAGAAGTCAAAGCCAGTTGCAAACGATGAACCTGAGTGGTCATCATGGAACTAATTGACTCTAAAACTGTCTGCGAGATTTTGGAGATCACCAAGAATAATCTTCATCAACTTCAGCACCGCAAGCGTTTGGTGTGGGCTGAGAAAAAAGGCAAGCAGGTTTATTACAACCGCGTTGATGTAGAAGCATTGAAGGCTAAACGCTCAAAGTGAAATGCGCTAACTGCCGTCGTCATTCTGAAAGACCGATTTGCAAATCGTGCTGGAATTTTGCGGTAGAGCAGTTGCGTGTATTTCCTAAGCGTTACCACGAATTAGAAGATGAGCTATTGCCATCTAACGGCGCACAGGGCGAACGAGTGTCGGGTTCTAAAACCCCACCGCTACCTCTACGCATAGAAACTTTACATCTTCGCACCGGAGGAATATCAACGCCCTTGATTAAACACGAAATTGAAATGCGTAAGACTCGACAGGAAACTCGGATCACTTGGCGCGGAGAAGAGATCAACCGTATAACCATGACTTGCGAATATCACATTAAGCGCGAGCAATGGAGTTTTACTGAATACGGTGATGTAGCCGATCTTGCAACTACGATTATCAGCATCAGCAATAAGATCAACTTTGTCTTAGGGCATAAGTCTGAAGATATTGTTATCGGCTCTTGCCCGACTATTGACGAAGCCGGGAAACCTTGCAACGCTAAACTCAAGGTCAATCCTCAGATGCGTACAACCATCATCACCTGCCGAGTCTGCGATACCACTTGGGATTCAACCCAATGGAGACTGTTGGGAAAGATGTTAGATGCCTAAGCATATAGTGATGTTTTCGGGTGGCATTGGGTCTTGGGCTACTGCAAAGATTGTTGCTGAACGCTTCGGCACAGATGATCTTTACCTTGTCTTTGCTGATGTAAAGGGTAACTCTGACGATCCTCATGTTGGAGAAGATGAAGATACTTACAAGTTCATTGATGCTGCGGTTGCCAATATTGGCGGTACTTATGTGTACCTCAACGAAGGTCGAGATATTTGGAAACTCTTTGAAGATCAAAAGTTTCTTGGCAATAATCGCGTAGCCAACTGCTCTAAACTTCTCAAGCAACGCCCTGCGCGTAGATGGCTTAAAGAGAATTGCGATCCAGCCGACACGGTTATTTATGTGGGTATTGACTGGACAGAAACTCATCGCTTGCCAGCAATCGTAAAAAATTATTTGCCGTATAAAGCAGAAGCGCCTTTATCTGAACCGCCATACCGCGACAAAGATGAGTTGATTGAGTGGGCTAAGTCTGAAGGCTTACCAATACCGCGCTTGTATCAAATGGGATTTGCTCATAACAACTGCGGCGGGGGATGTGTTCGTGCCGGGCAGGGTCAGTTTAAGAAGCTCCTTGAAGTTATGCCAGAACGCTTTGCCACTTGGGAAGCCAAAGAGCAACACTTGAGAGATGTAATCGGCAAAGATGTGGCTATCCTCAGCGAAGTAGTGGCTGGCGTTAAGAAGCCATTGCCCTTGATTGAGTTGCGCCGAAGAGTAGAAGATTCTCCAACGCTTATTGATGAGTTTGATATTGGCGGTTGCGCTTGCTTTGTAGATTTTGAGGATGACGATGCCTAGAATCAACGCCGTACAAGCCTCTCTGCTTTACAAGGTCACAACTCGAACTGTCTATCGTTGGATTGAGCGCGAGCAGATCAAGTCCTATGACGGCTGGTACGAACTAGATGACTTACAGGATGCGTATGAGAAGTTACCTCATCGCCAACGGATTTGACTTTATTTCTTATGTCACTTATTCTCTCTATAATTGGTAGGCGTGTAACTAGGATAGGATGATGATTACCGCCGAAGCCACTCTCAAAGAGATAGACGAAGCCCTAGAGCATTTACGCGAACGCTTACAGGATCGCTATGGCAATCGCCTGACTTATCAACAGAGGCAGTTATTTCTTTCTAGTGTTGATGACCTATTAGACGCTCGCTTGGCTCTTGTAAGTAAAACTCTGTAAGATATGGACATGGCTTATACCGAGCAACAACGCGCTGATGCTCTCATTGCGCTTGAAGCAAATCGGGGAAACATTAAGCAGACTGCCATACAACTAGGTATTGGCGAAGCAACCTTACATCGCTGGATTGACGAAAACTCCGATAATGGAGACATAAAAAGCAATATCGCCGTAGCAACTCAAGAATTGCTCCCGACAACTCGCGGAGAATTTATTAACCGCTTGACTCGCTTGCGCGATAAGCATTTAGAGCATTTAGAAAATAATTACCAAGATTTAACCGCCCGAGAAACAGTCGTATCTTTGGGTATCCTGATTGATAAGGTCGAACTGCTTGAAGGCAATGCCACCTCTCGTACTGCGGTGGTAGGAAACGGTGAAACCATTGACGAAGCAATTACTCGAATCACAAACGAGCTTGAATCCCGAATTAGCCGGACTCAGATACTTGAAGTGGAATCATCCACAACTGGGTCTAGCGAGAGCGAATCAACTGCCTCCACAGGGGAACTGGTCGAATTGGCTAGTGATGGCGGGTCGGGGATTTGGCAAGACCAGACTGGGGGCGGAAACCCTAGCGTGGAAAGCAGTCCACAATGACGGAGTTCGCTGCGCGATAGTTGCCCGTACCTTTTCAGATGTTCGTAATGTCTGCGTAGAAGGCGTATCGGGAATCCTCAAGATTTTGCGCGAATACGATGCCGTCAAAGACTGGAACAAATCCAACGGTATTCTCACGCTCAAAAACGGCAGTATCATTCAGACCTTCTCGGCTGATACACCTGACTCTCTTCGCGGCCCACAGTTTCATTATGCGTGGTGTGACGAGTTAGCCGCTTGGCAATACGAAGATACTTGGAATCAGTTGCAGTTTGGCTTGCGCCTTGGCGATCATCCTCAGACGATTATTACCACAACGCCTCGCCCAACTAAACTCATTAAAGACCTCGTTAAGCGCGAATCAACCGTAGTCACGCGCGGATCAACCTTTGATAATGCTGAGAACCTTTCCCAGTCTGCCTTGCTTGAAATGCAGACTCGCTATGCTGGCACTCGATTAGGTCAGCAAGAACTCTACGGCGCAATCCTTGATGACAACCCCGGCGCTCTTTGGTCGCGTTCCATAATTGAATCTGCCCGAGTCAAAGAAGCACCGTACCTCACTCGTATCGTTGTTGGTATTGACCCCGCCGTAACTAGCGGTGAAGAATCAGACTCCACCGGAATCGTAGTTGCTGGTATGACCCCAGACGGTCACTATTACATCCTCGCCGATTACACACTCAAGGCTTCTCCTCAAGTATGGGCTGAGAAAGCCGTTTATGCCTTTGAACTACACAAAGCAGACCGCATCATCGCTGAAACGAACAATGGCGGCGATTTGGTAGTTCATCTCTTGCAACAAGTAAAGAACACAATCCCGGTAAAGAAAGTCACCGCATCACGCGGTAA